GGCGGGGCCAGTTGCCCGACGCCCGTCCCATCTCACTACTGTACGGAGGACCTCTCTGATGGTTTATGTAACTCAGTCCCGGGTAGTCCCGGCCAAGCGGTATCACTACGAGTTTTACCGTAGTGACAACCGCAAGGGTACCCTTCAAGAGGGTAAGACACTCATCAGAGACTCGTCTCAGACAACTTTCTCCTGGAGAACAGGGGGAGAGTTTCTGAGCGCGGAGCAAGAGTACGAGAGCCTCTCAACCCAAGGGTTGAGGGAGACCATGCGGAAGGAGGGTGCCGACTATCGTCGGGACCCTGCCATGCATGATCGCGGGCATGAATTTCAAACCCGCACCGACAGTTGGGACACATATATGCCCTATGTCGCAGCTCTAGGATCCCCTAACGGGAATCCAGGTACTCCATGGTGGTACAGGGGTCCTGTCACGGCAGCAATTGGATCGCTACCGGGGCAAGGCCTTCCTGAATGGTCGATCTCGTCCTCTGAAATTGATGAGGACGGGGCTCGTGCCATTGCAGCATCTGCACCAACCGCTCCACAGGCAGGGTTCGGACAGTTTCTTGGAGAGTTGAGAGAGGGCTTGCCCTCTCTCGTCGGTGCCAAGACGGTCATCAACGCCAAAAAGCGTGGTGGTCCGACTGGCGGCGATCTCGGCAATGAGTGGGTTAACCACAACTTTGCCACAATGCCACTAGCTAGTGACATCGTCAAGACTGCTCGAGCAATGCTCAACGTTAACTCCGCGTTGCAGCAATTGCTTCTCGACAACGGTAAAGCTGTCCGTCGTCGACGAACTCTGTACGAGAAGAAGGACTATATTCAGAAACCAAACCAGACATTGCAGCTGGTGATCCCTCCAATGATCGCGAAGGGATCGGTTACTGGGAGCTTTCTTAGTCCTTCCGGGGTAACTTGCACTGTTTCCGACGAGATTAACGTCGAGTGCAAGTTCGCGTCAGCGTTTTCATATTTCCTAGGCAACGTCGAAGATTTTCTCGACGCGTCGACGGTGTATGAACAACGTGCGCGGTCACTCCTTGGGGCATCTATCACGCCCTCTGTAATCTGGGAGTTGACACCTTGGTCCTGGTTGATCGACTGGAACTACAATTTCGGCGGCTTTCTAAAAGCTGCCGAAATGTTTTCCAGTGACAACCTCGTCATGCGGTACGGGTACATCATGCACACAGTGCGTGCTACCCGTTACTACACCGCAACCATGCCAATTTACTCTGAGCGAACTCACGAGTACCTTGGCATTCCGACGTTCGTCGCTTCCACAACCTGGAAGAACAGACGTCGGGCGACGCCGTACGGTTTCGGACTCAACGTGGCGAACTTTTCGCCGAAACGTTGGTCGATCCTCGGTGCCCTTGGTATGACCAAGGGGCATCAGGCCCTGCATGTGGATTGATCCCCACGTGTAGCAGAATGCGCTGATGTTTACATCAGTGTCCCAACTCAAAACTGGCCGATGAGGCCATCAAGTCAGGAGCACTTCCCATGGCATACGCCGACCCACAGTCCGTCACCATCAATGCTATTGCTAACACGCTTGCGCGTGTGAGCAGCGGCGATGGCTTCGGAGCCTTCCGCAACGCGGATGGCACGGTCTACATGACGGTCCGTCATTCCAATGGAAAGCGGTACCGTCGTCAGATCCGTCTGACCCTGAACAAGATCTCAGCGGATCCGTTCATCCCTGACCGTAACGTGGCTTCCTCCGCGAGTGTTTACATCGTGGTGGACCACCCGGTCAACGGATTCACGAACACTGAGGTTAAGCAGCTGGTGGACGGTTTCACCGCCTACCTCACTGCTTCGTCCGGGGCCAAGGTCACCCAGCTACTGGGTGGTGAGAACTAGATCATACAGTTCTCCCGGTGCCTGACAGAGTTTCTCTTGGAGCCGCGGTTCGAAGGTATCCTTTGGACCTGCCCTTGTGGGCGGGTCTTCTGGACCGACGAATTGCGTGCTCTGGGAGAGACTTTGTCAGGACGCTCATGGGCCGAGGATCCTGCCAACCCCCAAGATGAATGGAGGCGACAGGTGAAGAGCCCGGTCATGCTTCTGCACGTGCTGCTCGAAGAACTGGGCAGCAGATGCGGCGTGAGCACCACGCGCGATCTCAAAACGATCGCGCGGCGAGTTGAAGGTGAGGGTGAATCGTTCTTGACGATCACCCTCCCCCAATTCTGCAAGGACCTCGAAAAAGGTCTCGAGCAGGGATGGGTCAGCGACGACATGTGGATCGGCTTCCGCCGAACACATGCAGGTCTCCCCCTATTTCTAGGAGGTTTCCTTCGCCTCATCTTCAACTCCACTGATGGCAGGCTGCTGGCGAACGCGTCGGCGGAATCAGTCTATGCTGTGAGGCAGACATGCCTCTTCTTCAGCAAGATTGAACTTGAGTGCACAGAAAAGCGTGTCACTCAAGCCTTCCGAACGTTCGTCCAGACAGAGAGTGAGGTACGAGATGCCGACCTTAACTGGTCGACAGATAGTCGCGATCGTTTTGATCGCGTCTCTCGCCTGCTTTGGAGCAATCTTTTCAGTCGCGTGGACAATCAAATCTACGCGTCTGGAGTGCTACCAAAGCACGGTCCCGGAAAAACTGCCGACAGACTCGACGGAAACGCAAAATACCGTCAAAATCTGTGGCCCACCCGGTTGGAACGGGTATTTCCCGCGAGGGAAGTCCTGATTCCAAACGAGCACCCCATGCACCTTCCGGTGCTGGATGCTGTGACCGACCTCTCGCCCGGGGAGGAGCTACCTGTGAAGGTAATCTCCGTCCCCAAGACGCTCAAGACTCCGCGTTTAATCGCGGTCGAGCCGACAGCCATGCAATATGCACAACAGGCTGTCGCAGGGTCTCTCGTCAAGAAAATGGAGTGCGACTTCGTTG